TACGAGTTAAAAACAAATCGCGAAGGAAACATCGTGGTAGCAAAAGTGCTATAAAGGAGAAAACCCAGTGGCCCTCAAAACAACAGGTTTAAATAAATCACAGAAGGCAAAGATAAGAGAAGGCCTTAGAAAAAGAGTAAGAAGCAAGTTCTATAAAAAAGGACATGTAGCCCAAACAAAAGGCAAGAAAGTAAGCGACGTTAAAACAAAAAAGGGCACCCAAAAGGATTTAGGTGCTCAATTAAAAGCCGGTGAAATATCGCAAAAGGTACATGATACTAGAGTTGCTAAAAGGGCCTATAGGAAAAAACATCATGCTGCCATGAAGAAAAAGGGAACTCTCAAGAAGATGTCTCGCGCCTCAGCCAAAACAGGAAGAAAGGTTGCTGCGGCAAAGGCCAAAGGAAAGACCCCAGTTCATACAATGCCTAAATCTTTAAAAGGTAAGTTTACTTCTAAGGCACATGCTACCAAGTGGGGATCAGCTAAAAAGAAACAGCTTAATGCGCTTAAGAGGGCTGGTAAGTTGTCTGCTGCTCAGCATAAAGCAAAGATGGGCAAGGTTAATACAAGAATAGCCCACGGTAAAACAAAGACGTACAAGAAGACTTCTTAATGACTATAACTGTAACAGAGTCAGCACGAAATAAAATTGAATCTATGTGTATAGAAAATAGTATGGCAGCAGTTAGGCCATTCGTACATGGAACCGGGTGCTCCGGTATGGCGCATAATCTAACCTTTGTAGATCAAAGATTAGAGCGCGATACGGAAATAGCACCTTATCTTGTAATCGACCCCGTTGCATATCAGTTTATGGATGGGGCAACAATAGACTACGATACCTCCGGCATGAGCCCCACTTTTATATTCTCCGATGTATTTAAAGGACAAGGCGGTTCGGGGATGTGCGGAGGTTGCGGAGGGGCAGGGCATTGATTACAGTTACACAAGATGCTATAAATCAAATGAACTCCATCCTTGAGAAGAAGGAAGATGCGATAGTACGATACGAACTACGTGGTGGTGGGTGTGGTGGATTGATAGCTGAATGGAAGACAGAACCAAACCACGAACCAGAGCCAGGCGAGATGACTTGGGACCTGGCTCACGGTAAGTTTGTGGTAGATAAGGCAACGACCTCGTTTATAGACGGCGGCGTAGTCAACTATGATCTATCAAACTTTATGCCCAACTTCATTGTCAGTGTTCCAGATAAAGGACAATGTGGCTGTGGCTCATCTTTTGTTGTTCCTAAAGACTATGTCTTTGGGGAGACTCTGTCTAACTAAACGAAGTATATTCTAAAGGAGTTAACATGGACAAATGGAAAGAATTAGGAAAGCGAAAGAAATTTTGGATTGCTGTAGGAGTTATTGCAGTATTGGCAGTAGTCGGATGGGTGAGCGGATGGTGGGGCTCTCCCGAAGCTGTCTAATCCTCTCGTCGATAGGTTTAATAGGATGCACGACTTTAAAGAAGGCAGGTATCGTGAGCATGGGAGCAGGGGCGGGTGCTCTTGCGGGGACTGTCTTATCGGGGGGTGCAGCTGCACCGATACTGGGAGCCACGACAACTGCCTTTGTGACAGATGTAGTAACGGAAGCGATACCGATTGGCAAAACAGGAAAGAAACTTATGAGTGATTGTGCGCCGGATAATTTCTGGAGTCTGTTGGGCTCCTTGATCGAGATGGGAGGTTGGGCTTTAATATTGATAGTAATAGTTCCCATGGTTTTTTCATGGTTAATGCCTGGGCCTATCCAGTTTAAAAAACGTGGATAAAAGTGAGATCCTTTTTGCTCTCACAATGATCTTATGTATTATAGGAATACCATTAGGTATTGTTATTTGGGCTAACTATTTTATATTAGGTGGATTATAATGGCTAGGAAATTTACTATAGGTGGAAGAAGGAGATATCCCCCAAGAAGGGTTGCCTATAGGATGACTAATGGGAGAGCTTTTTATGAAAAAGATCCGAGAACATTTCCTTATGGGAACATGCCTTATTTTCAAAACTACTATGTAACTACAGGATACGTGAGTGACGCATAATGGCAGATATTACATTAAGAGAAACAGAGGGTAGACCTCTTACGTTTGCTGAAGTTGACGGCAATTTCACTAACTTAAATAATGACAAGCAGGAAACAGCGCCAAGATTAGGATTGGTTACTTCATTAGATGCGGCTACTGATAAGTTAACTTTTTATGATACATCGGCAGCTACTGAAAGGGCAATATTGCCGGAAAATATATTAGCTTTTGTAGAAAGGACTGTCATTGTAAAATGTGTAGCTGATGGAATTGCACCATACACTGGAAACGGAATAACTCACTTTACTATTCCATCTACAATGGATGGTAAGAATTTATTCAGCGCTCAAGCGCATGTGTATACAGTAGGGACTGGCGGCTCTATAACTAATGTCCAAATAAATAACTCCACTACTGGGTATGATATGTTATCGACACCAATTACTATTGATTTAAGCGAGAATGATTCATCTACAGCGGCCACTCCTTCTGTAGTTGGAAGCAATAATTCCGTTTCTACTGGTAATGTTATTAGAATAGATGTTGATGCAGTTGCTACAAGTACTTTAGGTCTTGAAGTAAGAATGGTATTTTCAACCTAATGTTACAGTTAGGTGTTAATACTGAGCCTCCTTCTGTAAAGGTGGGGAAAAGGTTTCCAGTACCAGACATTATCTGCGGTGTAAATGAAAATAAGGATAATATACGAGAAAATATAAAATCTAGTATACAGTTAAATTTGCCACAGGTGCGACCTTATGAGACTCAGTTGGAAAAGGTAGTTGGAATTGCGTTAGGAGGACCCACATTAAAGGAAACTTTTCCTGATCTTTTAGAAAAAAGAAAAAGTGGGATGCCTGTAATTACAATAAACGGTTCTCATAGGTATTGCGTAGCTGGTGGGCTAACTCCTTCAGGAATGATAATGCTGGATAGTAGGGAATTTAACAATAGGTTTGTTTATCCTTTAGTGGATGATTGTAAATATTTTATTTCGTCTCAGTGTCATCCTTCTGTATTTGAAAATCTTAAGAATAATAAAGTATGGATATGGCATTGCGCTGGGGATGATAATTTTGATCTTTTGAAAGAGGTTTACGGAGACGATTATTATCCGATAATGGGAGGCGCTACAGTTGCATTAAGAGCTGTTCATTTGTTGAGAATGTTGGGGTTTCATAAGTTTGAAATATATGGATTCGATAGTTGTATTATTGGAGAACACCATGCTTATGAACAACCAGAAAATGATGGTGAAGAAGTTATAGATGTTATGGTATCTGGAAAAGAGTTCAGGTGTACTGCTGCACATTACCATCAAGCAAAAGAGTTCGTTGATATGATTTCTAAAACTGGCGAACACTATGATTTGGCTATTCATGGAGATGGCCTTATCTCACATATTATTAAAAATCCAGATTCATTAAAATTAAAAGAGGAGGTAGTATAAAATGGCGGCTACTGCTTGGAGTTTTTACAATTCCTTTAGGGAATATATAGGCAATGGTCAGTTTGATTTAGACGGTACAAGTGTTGGTTTCTATTTATCACTTCATACAAGTGCGGGAAGCACTAATGTGAATAATGCCGCGCTATCCACATATGCTTCACTTGCTAGTGAGGTTGCTAGTGGCAATGGTTATACGACTGGAGGCGCGTCTGTTACATCACGAACATGGGCTTCTGTGGCAACTGATAAGTATCGTTTTGATTCAACTGCTGTTGTATGGACCGCTACTGGCGGAACAATTGCGAATATTAAATACGCAGTTGTTTATCAGTCAGGTGGTAAACTAGTTTGCTTTTCTAAATTGACTACTTCTCAGTTTACATTAGCGGCAGATAATACGCTTACTGTCACTCCAAGTGCTAGTGGCATATTTGAATTAGCATAGGAGGCTATTATGGGACTTGAAACTGCTAGTTATATCAGTGAATTAGTTGCTGCTAATCCTACTGCTACAGACCCAATATCACAAGGTGATGATCACCTTAGACTTATAAAGTCAGTATTACAGACACAATTTAGTGGACTCTCTGGAACGACTGCTGTTACTTCTAGTGGAGCAGAATTAAATATTCTTGATGGTGTTACAGCAACTTATGCTGAATTAAACTATTTAGATATTACTACATTAGGAACTTCTGAGGCGTCAAAAGCAGTAACCGCAGATGCAAATGGTGATGTTACAATCGCCGATGGAGCATATGATTTTGATGTCGCTTCTCATGACGGGACAAATGGATTAAAACTTGCCGGGACATTAGTTACAGCAACTGCGACTGAGTTAAATTTAATTGATGGGTATACCGGCACAACTGCCGAATTGAATTATAATGATGTTACTACTGCGGGAACTGTTGAAGCATCTAAAACAGTAACGGCAGATGCTTCTGGTAATGTTAATTTTGCAGATAATGAACTTCTAAGACCTATACTAAGGGATTATGTTGAGCCTAGAACCAATATGGCAGCAGCAGCTACTGTAACCTTAGACATGACTAATGGAAATGTATTTGCTTTGACACCAGATCAGAATACAACTTTTGCTTTTAGTAATCCGGGTCCGGCTAATAACTCAACTGCATTTACTTTAGTGTGGACTCAAGACTCAAGTGACAGAACTATTACATGGCCAACTTCTGTTGATTGGGCTGGGGGTTCTGCACCAGATGTAACGAGTGGTTCTGGGAAAATAGACATTTATACCTTCTTTACTTTAAATGAAGGGACTAAATGGTATGGCTTTCAAGCTGGCGCTGACATGAGTTAAGGAGCTAATTATGCCTTTAGGAACGGAAAAAGCCTCGTTGTTAGGAGCTGCCGCTGGTGGTGGGTTAGAATGTGAGGTATTAGTTGTAGCTGGCGGGGCCGGAGGTGGCGGTTCTCGCCGCGCTCACAATGGTGGCGGAGGGGCTGGCGGTGTAGTCCATGCCTCGGCTTATGCCGCTGATGCTGGGTCAACTTATACAGTTACCGTTGGTGGTGGTGGAACTGGCGGCACTGGAAATCAAAACCAAGGAAATACTGGAGCGTCTGGACAAAACTCTGTTTTTGATGGCGCTGGTGTGACTTGTACTCTTACAGCCACAGGTGGAGGCGGAGGAGGAAATGGTCAGTCTCCGGGTAGAGTTGGAAATGATGGAGGTTGTGGTGGAGGGGGTGGAGCCGCTTTAGTTGGCGGGGAAACTACTCAAACTACAGCTTTTTGCACTTCTGTGGGTGTTGGTTATGGAAGTGACGGACAACCGGCTGGGCAAAGCGGTGGCGGAGGCGGTGGCGCAAATGAAGCTGGCGGAACTGACGGCGGCCGTGAAGGAGGAGATGGAAAAGAGTTTTCTAACTTTTCATCTTTTGGTGATTCTGGGTATTTTGCTGGGGGAGGCGGTGCTGGCGGAAATTATAATGGAATGTCTGGTGGCGCTGGCGGTCAAGGCGGAGGCGGAGCGGGTGGTATGGACGCACCCGCTAATGGTACGGCTGGTACAGCCAATACTGGCGGCGGCGGGGGAGGCTCGAATGGAACTGATGGCTCCCCACAAAACGGTTCGGCTGGCGGTTCTGGTGTAGTCCTTGTTCGTTACTCCGGGGGAACACAAGCGTCAGGAGGAACTATAACTGCGTCAGGGGGCTATACTTATCACGCATTTACTAGCAGTGGTCAATTCGTTACTGATTAATGGAATTAACTAGGGGTGCTTTCCCTAATTGTGCTTTAGTTGATTGGGACGATGTAATAAAAAAGGTAGGGAACGAGTTTGATAATAAAACTATTAAGTATATTACAGACTTAGAAAATGCACCATCATTTGTTTTACACAATTCGTTTTTACCCAGAACTTTAAAAAATGCTTGGGATGAAGTTAGGGAACAATTTAATATATCTGTTCTCCATGTTTATCTTTCATTGGGGGCAGATAGTCCTACATTCGGAAAACATAAGGATGAGATGAACGTATTAATTGTTCAAGCTATAGGTTCTATGACATATTTTTTTGAGTCTGAATCAGTTGTTTTAAATCCATCAGATTCTATATTTATAAAAGGGGGAGAATATCACGAACCGAAAGTAACAAATCCAAGAGTTACTTTAAGTTTTTCGTGGGAATAATATGGTAGGAATAATGTTTTGTATACCTTTATATAGGTATTCAGTACCAGATTGGAGTAACAAAAAGAAGTCTATAAAAAATATATTATCTAAGTTTTCTTTAGATAGTCCATTAATAGAAGGTGCGCCCCACCAAGATTTCCTAAAATATAATGGGTTACCTCCGTACAAAGATTCTTTGTTAGACGAGTTAGGTGATGTAATAAATTTTTTCGCCGAAGATGTAAAACTAAATAGAGAAGAGTTGCTTGTCAGAAATATATGGCATCAGCGTTATGAAAAGTATGAGGGTCATGTTCTACATAATCATGCTACCTC